TCAAATGAACCCCAAACATGTTTTTCTTCTGGAATAAATATAGATCTAATCATAGGACCAAGTTCGGGGTGTCTTGCAGGGATCTGTTGTAAATTTGGATTACTCATACTAAATCTACCTGTAACTGTACCACCTTGATCTGATCGTATTTGATTTATATCTGCATGTATTCTACCATTGACTGCATGTTTAGTTATTGAATCTATAAATGTACTGTGAGCTTTGTTTAACTCTCTTGCTTCAGCAATTGATTTTGCTAATTCATGTGGATGGTTCTGTAAAAAGTTTTTTGTAAAGCTTGGCTCTTTGCTTTTTTCAGTTCTATCATACGGAAGCTTTAGTTTATCAAAGGCTTTTGCTATACTTCTGGCTGCCATAATCTCAACCTCAACACCAGTCATTTTTTTAATATTTTGTATAATTTTTTCTTCCCTTTTAATTAAATTTTGTTTAATATTTTGTGCTTTTTCTAAATCAACTCTCACTCCCTTAAACCTCATATCAACAAGACATGGAAATAGTTTTGTTTCTAAAGTAAATACATCCATTAACTCTTGGTTGTACAATTCTATTTTTAATCTTTGCCAAAGTTTTAAGGTAGCCTCGGCATCTCGTTCTGCATACTGTCCTACAAACATTGGTGGTAATCTCCACATATCTGCTTTAGGATCTAATCCATATTCTTTCGCAGCTTCTATTAAAATTTTTTCATCTTTTCCTATTCCAACATAATGTTTTGAAAGAGAGTTTAACTGATAAGACATTCTGTTTTCATCAATTAAAGATGCTGCTATCATAGTGTCCATTATGGGTCCTTTTATGGTAAGCCCTGCGGACCTTAACCAGCAAATATCATACATAGCATTATGAAAAATAAAGGTAGTATCTTCTTGTTTAAACAGGTCTTTAAGCCAATCTAACACCAGATTTTTGTCCATATTACCACCTTGTTCATGGTGTATCGGAAAATAACCTGACCACCCCTCTACGGCCACCGCAACGCCTGCAATATGTCCTTTTCCAGTCACATTACCAGACCCAAGTTCTTTTAGGTGCGGATCATTAGTTTCTAAATCGATTGCTATTTCTTTGGCTCCACGCAGATCTTTTAATTCATCTGGCATCACCCATTCTGTTTCAGGCGTAAAAAGAGGCATCTGAGTATTTCTCATTTGTAGTCTCTTTCCAATATCATTTCTAAATAGTGAATAGCTTTTCTCACGTCCTCTTCTCCATTTTTGTATTTGTGTCTACAGATATATTTTATAGCGTTCCCCTCCGCAAATTGCAACCCATTCTTGTTGATAAATTCTGCCGGCTGGATCTTCATATTTTTATAGTGATTTCCACCTACTTGTTTTTTAAGACTCTTCATATTTTATACTCAAAGTTTTGGGTTGTAGGATTAATACTAATTAGTTTAGCTTTATTCCTGATATGAAAGTGAGTAGCCATTGGAGTCAATGGAGAAAGTGTAACAACTTTCTTAATCTCTTTTTTGTTTTTAATAAAGTCTATTGCTTTCTGTATAATCTCTCTACCTGCACCTCTTTTTCTTGACCAGACGGTATAGGCAATAGCTGTGTTTGCATCTTTTTTGAAGTGAGCATTTTGAGACATAAGGTCAAGTTCTTTTACAGTCTTAGGGATACCATTAGTAAAAGCAATACACACAATGCCTTCAATTTCATTATCTGCTTTAAGTCCGTATATCTTTCTGTCGTAACTTTTTCTAAATTCTAAATCTAACTCCGGTCTAACTGGATCTTCTTTAACATCAATATGATTTAACTCTACAAGTTTAGAACCTTTAACCCATTTAAAGAAGTTATCTATTTTATCTTTAATTATATCCATAAGTTATAATATATAAGCTCGATCAAAGTTCTTTGGATCTAATACGTGCAATTCACGCTTCGCTCTCGTCGCTCCAGTATAAAATAATCTATGTAATTCATCTGGATCATAGCTCATCGTTTCTAACGCTGCATTGGTAAGATCCTGCATAAGCAGAACGTTATCGGCTTCTCCTCCTTTTGCTCCATGTATTGTTGACATAATGATACGCGGATTTTTGTTTATCATCTCACCATTCGCCCGCATGTTACGAATGTAATTCTCTGTGACGGTATCTAAACCATCAAAAGATTCATACCAAACCTTATCTGTAAGCAATCCATACTTCTCCATACATTCTTTTAATGTATATTTATCTTCAGAGTGTAATAATTTACCTGTTTTAAAACCAGGTAAGACATTTGATCCAAGATATTCATAAATATTTTTTATTTCTACATGACCTAATAAATCTCCTTTACGCCAATGCTCCCAGTTATTTAGAGCCATCAAAAGTTTAAGTGGTACAGAGTTACAACCCCTATGTTGATAGTACCAACCTTGTAATTCACATAAATCTTTTACATCATCAAGGAAATGATTGGCTGAAGACAAGACCAACCAATTCCCCTTTGACATATTAACTTGTGTAATATCAGAATATCTTTTTAATATTCCATGTTCTGTTCTTGGTTTGTAATCTTTATGA